AGACTTGGGGACAGGTGCTGCTTACAATCCTGAGGATGCGTTGAGACTTTACTTCCAAACGGGTAGTGTGATTGGACGAAGCTATACTCAAGATGGTGAGTTTAATAATGCTCGTGTACCTATCACTCAGCTTACCTCTAACTCAGGAGCGTCTAAGACACAGATGTTGATTGCTAACTACAATCACTATCTTGACATGCTTCGCTCTGTGACGGGATTGAATGAGGCGCGCGACGGCAGCACGCCTGATCCTAACGCTTTAGTTGGTGTTCAGAAGTTAGCTGCTCTTAATTCGAATACGGCTACTCGTCATATCCTTGAGGGTGGTTTACATATTTACCGTTCACTTGCAGAAGGACTTACTTATAGAATATCTGACATCTTAGAATATGCAGACTTTAAAGAAGACTTTGCAAATAAAATTGGTAAGTACAATGTATCTATACTTGAAGAGATTAAAGACTTGTACATCTATGACTTTGGAATCTTTATCGAGGTGGCTCCTGACGAAGAGGAGAAAGCTCAGCTTGAGTCTAATATTCAAATGGCATTGTCTCGTGGAAATATTGACATTGAGGATGCTATTGACATTAGAGAGATTAAAAATATCAAGCTTGCCAACCAACTCCTTAAACTCAAGAGGGTTAAGAGACAAGACAGAGAAGAGAAGATGGAGATGCAGAAGCAAGCGATGATGGCTCAACAAAATCTTAAGGCTCAAGAGTTAGCGGGTCAAGTTGCTATGCAAAAGATTCAGTTAGAGTCTCAGGCTAAGATGCAGATCAAGCAGGCTGAGGTAGCTTTTGATATTGAGAAGATGAAGGAAGAGGCTAATCTTAAAGCTCAGCTTATGGCTGAAGAGTTTAAGTATACTCAACAGCTTGCTCAGATTCAAGCGGGTACTCTTAATGCAAGAGACATGCAGAAAGAAAAAGCAAAAGATGATAGAATAAGCATTCAGAATACTCAGCAGTCAAAGTTGATTGAGCAACGCAAGAACAATCTTCCGTCATTAAACTTTGAGTCTAATGAAGATAGCTTAGATGGTTTTGACTTCGGTGAATTTGAACCTCGATAATTTGTATGGAAAATTTTATTAACTTTGTAAAAATTAAATCAAATGGAATTTACATCAGTAAAAGTTTTAGATAATGTTGACACAAAAGGTGTCGCAGAAAAAGAGGCGGAGTTACTTGCTAATCATGAGGCTGCTCAAATAGCAGCAGATGATGCAGCAGCAGCAGTAGAACCTGCAGCGGCAGCGGCAGCAGATGATGCGAGTGGACTACCTGAGTTAAAAGAAGAAGACGTTCTTTCATATATTGGTAAGCGATATAACAAGCAAATCAATTCGTTTGACGAGTTGATGGCTGAACGCAGTCAGGCTGAAGAGATGCCTGAGGACGTGGCTGCTTTCATGAAGTACAAGAAGGAGACAGGTCGTGGTTTTGAAGACTTTCTCAAATTGAGAAAGGACTTTGACACTATGGACCAAGATCAACTTCTTAAAGAATATATTAGTTCGACACAACAAGGTCTTGATCCTGAAGATGTAGAAGTCATGATGGAAGACTACATGTACGATGAAGACCTTGATGATGAGTCGACTGTAAAGCGAATTAAACTCGCTAAGAAAAAAGCTGTTGCTGAAGCGAAGAAATTCTTCAATCAACAAAAGGAACAATACAAGATGCCACTTGAGTCAAGTGCCACATCTGTTTCCAATGAAGATAGAGAAGAGTATGAGGCGTATAAGCAATACACCAAGCAGGCTAAAACTCTGCAGGAAGAAAACGAGCGCAAAGCAAAATGGTTTGCGAATAAGACTGATGAGTTGTTTAATGGAGAGTTCAAAGGTTTTGAGTTCAAGATAGATGACAAGACGGTTAAGTTCACACCCGGTGATGCTTCCGAGCTTAAGAAAGCCCAATCAAGTCCAATGAATTTCATTGGTAAATACTTGGATGAGAATGGGATGATTAAGGATGCCGTTGGATACCATAGAGCGTTGGCTATTGCAATGAACCCTGAGAAGTTCGCCAAGTTCTTTTACGAACAAGGAGCTGCAAGTGCTACTGATGATGTGATGAGAAAAACAAAAAACATCAATATGTCAGAGCGCAGAGCACCTGAGGTAACTAATCAGGGAGGTTTTCAGGTTAAAGCTGTGAATCCTGATTCCGGAAGAAATTTAAAAATTCGCAGCGCAAAAAGAATATAAACTAAAAGCTAAAAAGAAATGCCTATATTAAGTAACCCTAATTATGCGTTGCAACCATCTGCTGAGCAGGTAGCGTTGTCAACAAACTACATCACTAACTTCAACTTCTTGAATCAGTATCTTCCTGATACTTATGAGAAAGAATTTGAGCGTTATGGAAATCGTACCGTATCTTCATTCTTAAGAATGGTAGGTGCTGAGATGCCTTCTATCTCTGACCAAATCAAATGGGCAGAACAAGGTCGTCTTCACATTAAGTATAATTTTGCTACCGCTTCATTGGTAACACCTACTACTGCTCGTTTCACTATCTCTGATTCAGGTGCTACTACTGCAGCTGTTCGTGTTGGTCAAACAGTATTCGTTCAAGTAAAAACTTCAGGAGCAAGCAACCGTGCTATCGTTACAGCTGTAACAGGTTTAGTTGTTGACGTTGCTTTCTATGAAACAACTATCAACATCGCTAACACCAACGTGTGTAGCATGTTCATCTATGGTTCTGAGTTTAGAAAAGGAACTAACGGAATGCAAGGTTCTTTGGAAGCTGAAGATACTATCTTCTCTAACAACCCTATTATCATCAAAGATAAGTACGCGGTTAACGGTTCTGACATGGCTCAAATCGGATGGGTTGAAGTAACTACCGAGAACGGTGCTACAGGATACCTTTGGTATTTGAAGTCTGAGCACGAGACTCGTCTTCGTTTCGAAGATTACTTAGAGACTGCGATGATTGAAGCTGTTCCTGCTATTGCCGGATCAGGTGCTGCTGCATTGAACCTTCTTGGTTCTGAAGGAGTATTCTACGTAGTTAACAACCGTGGTAACGTGTGGGGTGCAGGTAACCCAACTACATTAGCCGATTGGGATTCAATCGTTTCTCGTTTGGATAAGCAAGGTGCTATCGAGGAGAACGTAGTATTCGTTAACCGTCAAATGGGATTTGATATCGACAACATGTTGGCTACCTTAAACGGTTTCAACGGATCGTCTGCTGCAGGTGCTGCTTCTTTCGGTTTGTTTGACAATGATGTTGAAATGGCTTTGAACCTTGGGTTCAGCGGTTTCCGTCGTGGTTATGACTTCTACAAGTCTGATTGGAAATACTTGAACGACCCAACAATGCGTGGTGATCTTTATGCAGGTAACCCACAGGCTACTGTAGGTACAGTTAACGGATTGTTAGTTCCTGCAGGATCTACTTCAGTGTACGATCAGATCATGGGTAAGAACGCTAAGCGTCCTTTCTTGCACGTTCGTTACCGCGCAAGCGAAACTGAAGATCGTCGTTATAAGACTTGGATCACAGGTTCTGCCGGTGGTGCTGCTACAAGCGACTTAGATGCTATGGAGGTCAACTTCCTTTCTGAGCGTTGTGTATGTACCTTAGGTGCTAACAACTTTATGTTGTTCCGTTACGGTTCATAATCGTAATTAAATTTCAAGAGGTGTGCCTTCGGGCACACTTCTTTTTATCTTAAATCAAATTAAATTATATAAAATGGCAAAAAAAGAAATCGTCATAAAAGACAAGGTGTACAAGTTATTAGGTAACTCACCGCTTTCATACACTATTGCATCTCGCAATAACCCTCGTTTCCCACTGATGTGGTTTGATGAAGATAAGGGAATCAATCGCGTACTTAGATACGCAATAAATCAGAATTCACCTTTTGAAGATGAACAAGATGGCAATGCTATTGTAGAGCCTATTGTTTTTGAAGATGGTTTCCTAACCGTACCAAGAACAAACGTAGTTCTTCAAAAGTTTTTATATTACCACCCACACAATGGGACTTTGTTTGCAGAGGTAGACAAAGAGAAAGAAGCATCAGAAGATGTTAAGGATCTTAATATTCAAGTTGATGCGTTGATAGAAGCTCGTTCTCTTGATATTAATCAAATTGAAATGATTGCTCGCGTATTGTTTGGCACAGATCCATCATTGATGTCTACGTCTGAACTTAAGAGAGACATCTTGATTTTTGCTAAGAGATATCCTGAAGAGTTTTTAGAAGCAATCAATGACCCTGAGTTGAAGTTCCAAGCTAAGGTTAGAACATTTTTTGAAAATAGTTGGATTACCGTAAGAGGAAATAATAAAGAGTTGTGGTATAACACTTCGACTAATAAGAAGAAGATGTGTTCAATACCATTTGAGAGCGAACCTTTTGATACCGCTATTGCTTTCCTAAAGAGTGACGAAGGTATTGATGGTTTAAAAATGTTGGACATGTTGCTTGAAGAGTGATTTGTTTGATGTGATTTATGATTGAAGATAAGGGCTCTCGAGCCCTTATTTTTTTCACTATATTTGTAAAAAAGTAACGATGATAAACTCAGTAAGAAACACAGTTCTGTCTATACTGAATAAGAATAACTACGGATACATTTCTCCTGCTGATTTTAATCTGTTTGCTAAGCAAGCGCAGTTAGAAGTGTATGATGAATACTTCAGTGACTATAACAAAACGATTAATATGGAGAACTTGCGTAGATCAGGCAGTGACTACGCGGATATAGGTCAAGCTTTAGCTGAGACTATGGAGTATTTTCTTGTCTCTAACTATCTTATTAAATCTACGGCAAATAATTTTTTTATCCCTTCTATTATTACTACAGGTGATGAAGCTTATATGCTTAGTAGGCTTTCTGCTTATACCACTTTGATTAGAAATTCTACTAACACGACAGTGTTGGTGGGAAGTCTTGTGGATTCAGCAGCTAACTTTATTACATTAGGTGTTCAGGTTGGAGACATTGTATCTAATGCAACGACTAACCAAGTGGCTACAGTAACAACTGTAACAAGCGCTACATCATTGGTGTTGAGCAAAAATATATTCCCGTCTTCAGGTGTTGGTTATTTTATTTACTCAGCAGCAAACGTAAAAGATTTAGAGAAGGTTAGCGCAGGTAAGATTACTATGCTTAACAACTCAATGCTTACAGCACCTTCGCTTATGTTCCCTGCTTATACGCAGGAGAGTTCAGCGTATAGAATTTACCCTTCGGTAATAAGTAATCCCGGTCAAGTGCAAGCGACGTACTTTAGATATCCTAAGGATCCTAAGTGGACATATGTCACTTTATTGGGTGGCGAGCCATCCTTTGATCAATCACAACCCGACTATCAAGATTTTGAGATGCCGCTTGATGATGAGTTCAGATTAGTAATGAAGATACTTCAATACTGCGGTGTATCAATTAGAGAGACGCAAGTTGCTCAATTTGCTATAGCAAAAGAACAACGTGAGTTACCTACATTTAGCCAACAACAATAATAGAACATGGCATATATTTCAGACTATCAATACTACGAGAATAATGGCAACGCTCCTCAAGATGCTAATTGGGGATCTTACCAATACGTGAGTCTATTTGACATTGTCAACAACTTCATGTTGATGTACTCAGGCAATCACTCTCTTGTAAATAACGAAGAGCGTTATAAGGTTTTGTTTCACGCTAAGCGTGCTATTCAAGAATTAAACTACGATGCTTTCAAAGAGATTAAAGTATTAGAGCTTAACGTATGTGATGAACTTCGTTTTGTTTTTCCGCCCGACTATGTCAATTGGGTTCGCATCTCTTTATATAAAGATGGTTACTTGCGTCCATTAAGTGAGAACATTCAAACGCTCTCATCAAATGCATATCTTCAAGATAATAATTGCAACATTCTTTTTGATCAAGACGGTAATATCCTAAGACCTCAAAACTCTACTATTGATTTTGATAGAATTGCAGGTACTAAAAAAAGTATTTACTTAAACCCGGGGAGTCAATTCAATAATCAAGAAGGTTGGTGTTGTGATGGTGTTTGGTATTTTGATTACGCTATCGGAGCTCGCTTTGGATTAAACACAGAGACTGCTAACTTTAACCCTACGTTCAATGTAAATCAGAAGGCAGGTGTTATCAACTTCTCTTCTGATATGGCAGGTGAGCTTTGTATTCTTGAATATGTTTCTGATGGCATGGAGGGTGGTGACAACTCATTGATATCAGTAAATAAGTTGTTTGAAAAATATGTGTATGCGTACATCCAAGCGGAGATACTAAGCAGCAAGCTTGGTGTTCAAGAATATGTGGTGATGAGAGCAAGGAAAGAAAAATCTGCTTTACTTCGCAATGCAAAAATTAGAATGAGTAATATTCATCCCGGCAGATTGTTAATGAATCTCCGTGGTATGGACAAGTGGATAAAATAATATGGCAAATCTTACGAGGAACTTTGTAGCGGGCAAAATGAATAAGACGTTCGACGAGCGTGTTATTCCTCCCGGTGAGTATATTGATGCATTGAATGTACGTATGGGGTCTACGGAGGCTTCAGAGGTCGGTGCTCTTGAGAATACGAAGGGGAATCTTCCTCTTACTACATTGTCCTATGATGGAACTCCATTAAGTTCTGATGCTCGATGCATTGGTG